CATTTCTTCCACCTGGACAATGGCATGCTCTTCCTGTTTGAGGTTATCAGTGATGATACGCAGACGACGGTAGGCCGGGTCGTTCAACTGAGCCGGATCTTCACCGGGAAGACGTTCAACCGCCTGCTGGTAATTAAATTCGTGTTTCGGCTTGACGTAGCCCGGACGTAACACGCGGGTTTCACCACCACGATGACGCAGCACTTTTCCTTCAACAACCGGGGAGACATAGGCCGCCACCGGCGTTTTTCCGGTAATTTTGTCCAGCATCACCTCTTCGGTATGGAAATTCACCGTACGGCGGAAAAACAGCTCCAGAAACAGCGCACGAAATTTAACTTTTTGTTCGGTATAACCGAGTAACTGGCGGGTCGTAAACAATCCCATAAATCAGTTCCTTTCATTCAGAAATCAGTCAGGCCACCGCGGTGGCCTGATAACGTGTTACGGCAGCGCCGCGTGACTCAGGGCACTGCCGGCAAAGGCGTTGGCCTTTTTGTGTTCATCCACACTCTCAGGCCAGTGAATTGCCTCCGTCGCAAAGGTCCCCGACTTGTAATACGTCAGCGCCGTCTCTGTGCCTTCAAGCGGCAGTACCAGTATGCCAACCGCACTACCGGCTTTCTGTCCGTCCCAGACCACCAGTTTCCCGGTGGCCTCATCCAGCATCAGGGGGGTCAGTGCCTGTGTTGCCGAGGAAATCCCGCTGCTGCCTGTGGCGGTATGAGCCGGATCATTACCGGCAAAAATACGTACTTCCGCACGCTGTTCAGTGATGGTTTTCGTTACCATATTATTAAAACCTCATATTGATGATCAGCAGTGGCTTTATGGCATGGCCATGAGCATTTTTACGTCCGCATCACCGTCTGCTGACGTCTGTGACATGCCGCCCTGCACCGCTGCCGGTGAATGGTTCGCCATGAAACGTTCAAACATGGATATCGTGGAGGCAGAGACTGGTTCAGCTTTACCTGATGCAGCAGCCAGTACAGCCCGGGCATTCTCCACGGTCATCCCCGGGCAGGCCGCCAGTTTTTCAGCCTGCGCCTCAGCCCCTTTCGCCTCATCCAGGGCCATGATTTGATCACGGAGTGATAGTCCGGCATCCGCCTGCGGTGAAGCAGCCAGGATCAGGCGGGCTTTTTCCACCGTCATCTCCGGCATCGTCGCCAGCGTTGCCGCCAGTTGTTCACGACCGTTCGCTTCTTCACACGCCATAATGCGATCGGCTTCACTCTGCGTGGATGCCACCGGCTGCTGCGGTGCCGCCGCGGCCAGAATCGCCCGGGCCTGTTCAACGCTCATGCCCTGTTGTCCTGCCAGCATCGAGGCAAGCTGTTCACGTCCTTTCGCTTCCTGGCATGTCAGGATCCCCATCACTCGCTGGTTCTCCTGCGCGACGGCTTCCGTTGCAGTTAATTGCGGCATAGTGCCTCCTGTATCATGTGTGTTCAGCGTCGCGGCCATCACGCTGATGGCATCCGACGCATTGATTAATTCATCCGCCAGCCCGGCCTCAATACCTGACTGACCTTCAAAAACAGCGGCCTCTGTCCCCATAACCGTATCCACAGATAAACCGGTATACATCGCCACTTTTTCAGCAAACATCCGGCGCGCCGCATCAATGCGCTGCTGCATGTCCTGACGAACCTCTGACGGCAGGGATTCAAACTGATTGCCATCCACCTTGTGCCCCCCTGAGTAAATCAGCGTGATATCCACACCGGCCTGCGCCAGATGACCGGCATAGCTGACATGGCTCATCATCACGCCAATGGAGCCAATACGGGATGTCTGGGTAATCAGCCGACGGGAACAGGCCGATGCCAGCAGCATTGCCGCAGAACAGGCCGTGTCATTGCACAGCGCCCAGACAGGCTTCTGCTGCCGGAGGCGGTAAATCATGTCAGCGCAGTCAAACGCACCGGCGGCCTGCCCACCAGGACTGTCAATATCCAGCAGTACACCCCGCACCTGGGTATCCGCCATTGCCTGCTGAAGACAGGCGACAATGCCGTCATAGCCTGTCATTCCGGAAAAAGGCCGCATACCACCCAGCCGGTGCACCAGCGTGCCGGTCACCGGCAGTACAGCAATACCGTTCACCACCCTGTAAACACGGGCCGGTCGTTTACCTCCGGCCATGTACTCGTCCGTTTCAGCCAGCATTCCGGGAGCATCAAGCTGTACCTGCTGTTGCGGTACCGAAAGACTTGCGGCCCCCATCTCGCGCCCGAGCGCGCAAAAGAAAACCCGCGCATAGGCGGGCTCCAGAAGCAGCGGTTCATTGAATGCTGCGGCAATAATGTGTGAAAGATTACGTCTCACGTGGTGTTGTCTCCTCTTCCGGTCTGCGACTCTCCGCTATCTGCTGCTGATACGCCTGCGCTATCCACACCGGGCGTGAGAGTCCGGCTTTTTGCCGCTCTGCAGATTCCCTGACCTGCTGGCGGAAAATGTCCTGATAATCCTCGCCCATCAGTGCCAGCTCTTTCTCATACGTGCTCAGTCCGGCCTCAATGCGCATCACCGATTCCTGAACCTCCTTGAGTCCGTCAATGGCCATTCTTCCGGAGCCAATCCACTCTGCCCGTGACCAGGCTGAACGCGCCTGATAAAAATCAAAACGCGCCCGTGGCGGACGAATAATCCCCCGAAGAAGCGCCTCTTCCAGCCAGCAGGAAAACATCTGCGTGGCCAGCCGGGACGCAATAAATTTTCGTCGCCCCATAAAATAGCGCCACGACTCATTGGCTGAAGCACGGGCACTTGAGTAACTGACCTTCGAGTAATCACGGGACAACTGTTCGTAGGAAACGCCAAGACCGGCGGCGATATACCGCAGCAGCGCCTGTTCAAGCGCAGAAAATCCATTGTCTGAATCCTGCGCAGTCTGCAGTTTCAGATCATCCCCGGGAAAAAGGTGCGGAATTTTGACACCGCCCAGCGTCACGTTATTCGTGTCATACCAGCGGGTGAACTTCTCCAGAATATTAATGAGCGGATTATCCTGCTGACCCTGCGGTGCACCCGCGATATATTCAAAGGCCTTTTCGGTATCGAGTTCACTTTCAATCGTCGCTGCATACATCGCCTTCACTATGGCCGACTGAAGCTGCGTGGTCTGCAGGGAATCGAGCATCTTCAGCCGTTCCATAACGCTGTAGAACTGATTGGCTCCACGGGTCTGCCCGTCCTCCACCGGCTCGAAAATATGCAGCATGGCCGGACGCCCGGTGGGAAGTTCACGCGGGATCCGCTCCCAGCGTCCACTTCCATAGAACGGAAAATCATCCTCACAGATATGGTACGCAACAGCCCGTCCATGCCGATCGACTTCCACCCCGGCCCGCAGGAAACGGTTCCCCATACCGTGTCCAGGCGTGTCCACCCGTTTAGGACTCACGGCTTTAAAACGTGTACGGAATAACTGCGTGGTATCCGTATCCCAGACCGGCTGCACAAAGATTTCACCGTTAAACGCATGAACGCCCACACCTTCACGGATAAATTCCGTAAATGTGCGTTTCCCTTCCACATCGATCTCGCCAAACATCCCTTCTGCGTATTCCGACCAGGCCGCCTCCACCTCATCGACAAAGCTTTTTGCTGCGGTCTCCCGCATCCCCAGCCAGCGCCAGTTCGGACGGTAGCTGATCAGAAACATATGCCCGACAATGTGATCCTTATGCAGGGCCACCGCATTAGCCGCTATTCCGTTATTGCGCACCAGATCATCTGCGCGGGCATTCCCCAGACGCAACGCAGGCAACAGAGCCGCATCGGCACCCTGCGCCGGTGGCAACCACTCCGCCATTTGCCCGCCAAATCCTGCGCCGCCCCCGTTGTAGCTGAGACTCTCACGAAGCGGAACGCCGTTTACATCAATCAGGACTGGCGTTCGTTTCATAACCTCACTCCCAGCGGACGACGGCGGCGGGTTATCCCCAGTACCGACTCCGCATCATTGATAGCACGATTAAGCGCATCCAGAGAGGCTGCCGTATATTCAATTCTGCGACCATCTTTCTGGACCGACACCACCCGTTTACCGGTTAATAAATCAAGGCGCGCCTGACGCAGCGCCTGCAGTTCAGCGACTGTTACCATTCACTCCTCCGGACAGCTTCGCTGCCAGTTCTTCAAGGGTTGGCCGGGTCGTCTCTTCTTCCCGGGATTTTGCCAGTACAGCCAGATCAAGCTGCCAGCGTTGCACGGACACACGTAATGCTGCGTAGGCATAAACCAGGCAGTCCAGTGCTTCGTTACGCCGCTTTTTGTTATCCCACAGCAGGCGCATCTTTCCTTTTTCCCACTTCTCCACAAGCTCTTCCGCGACCAGTTGCTGCGCCTCTGTCTGCGAAAAAATCTCCGGATCATCAGGAAAACGGATGGCATACGACGTGGCTTCATCCGCAGGCGTGGGATCGGCTTTCATACGGGCATAGAGAATTTCTTTTGTGGTGTCCGTCCCCACTTCACACAGATACACGCCCCGCTGATTGCGGGTTTTTGGCATGGTGATCACCGGCTTGCCATAGACAGATGCGCCTTTTACCGGCAGCACCCGGAAAACACCGTGTTTTTTTGACCTCTGGTAGACGATTTCGCCATCGATCCCCCCGGTGTCCCAGCAGACACGGGAAATAGTCATTTCGGTACCGTCATCATGGCGATATTTTTTGTTGATCGCCGCATCCACACGTAACAGCGTCTCTTCCTCATCCGGACGCCCCATAATGATGATTTTATCCACCAGAAAGGCTTCTTCTCCCGAAGCCCATCCCCAGACATACATCTCAAAACGGTTACGCTGCGAGTCAATGCCCGCCGTCAGATAAACCACCCTGGCAGGTACCGCCGCCGTGTAATGCACGACCTTATCCATCAGAACCTGGTGATCGAGTTTCTCCCCAATGGCTTCTTCGTAAGTCTCTCCCAGCGTGGTGTTCACAAAGGTTTTCAGGCCGTTGGGATCTTTCAGCGCATCCAGCCAGTCGTAGACAATCTGCATCCAGGTGGTGAACGGGCTATAGGCCGTCCAGATGTGGAAAGTGATGGAGCGCGGTGGCGGCATCTCCTCATCACCCGCGCTGTAAAATATCAGGCCGTCACGTGTCCACATTCCTGTATTGTCACAAATCCAGCGCCCGTCAGTCTGGTCAAGTTCCGACTGACGGATCACACAGCCATTATGCTCACACAGGTAATACACCGTTTCTGGTTTACCCTTCTCCCATTTCAGGCCAAACGGCGTCGCATCATCACCAAACTTCAGATACTGGTTCTCCCCACAATGAGGACAAGGAACATAAAACCGCATGAAATGCGCTGATTCATTCGCGGCTTTTTCAATCTGACAGGAGCCTTTAATTTTTGGCGTTGAGCCGCGTATGGATTTAGGCCATACCGAACCTTCAATACGTTTATCGCCAAGCAGTGTTGGCGAACCTTCTTTTTCCACATCCGGTTCAAACGAGGAGAGTTCGTCATAACAGACCACATCCACAGATTTTTCACGGTAATTTTTTGCTGCCGCGCCACCCAGACACCAGAAACCCACGCCGGAGGAAAAACGCTTCAGGGTGAGCGTATTATCGCGGTGTTTTCTTCCGAACCATGGAGCCAGCTCCAGCAATGCAGGAACATCCCTTATCGTTGGCTCGACATGAGATTTCATGAAATCCTCTGCGGCAGAATCTGTTGGCTGAAAAAGCAGACTGTTACGGGATTTATGCTCAATAAAATAGGCCTCCACCCCTAACAGCATTTTGGTATAACCTACGCGCGCCGATTTAATCAGATTAATGGTGCGAATCCGGTCATTTCCCATGCTGTTCATAATGGCAACCTGAAACGGCAGTGTTTCCCATTTCCCGGGTGTATATGAAGATTCTTTCGGCAGATAATAATGTTGATCAGCCCACTGAACTGTTGTCAGTGGAACCGGAATATTGAGAGATAAAAGCCCTGTAGCTATCGCACCGGCTGCATTAGCTGCCTTCTGCGCGTCTGAAATCATCGATCCACCCGCCCACGTTTTTACCGGCTTTAGCTGCAACATTGGAGGCTTTCGCGATTTCAGTTTTCACCACATCAAGGTGTGATGGTGAAATGTCCGGATATTTACGCTGTAACGTCAACGGCACACGCACAAGTATCCCCGAAATTTCCTGTGCCACACGTTGCAGAATGAAGGTAAACAATTCAGTTTCCAGCACTACTCCGTCTTCACGGGCATTTTTCAGTTCCTGCGCATCTGCCTGCGCTTTTGTGAGCCGGTAGCGCTCATAGTCAATGGTGCCCGGTTGTAAGTCTGATTCTGCAGCCGCCCGCAAATCTTCCAGTTCTTTCCGGAGCTTTTCGTTTTCGATATCAGCTTCCCTCTGCGCATACCACTGAATTGCCATGGCGGTATCAAATACAGATTCAACGCCCTTACCACCTCCGGAGACACAAGTAAGCCCCTGAGACTGCCAGCGTTCAATCGTCCGCGGATCCACGTTGAAAATTTCGGCAAGCTTCTTTTTATTAACCTTCATGAAATAGTCTCATAGCAAATACAGGGGCCGACATGAGAGTGCCCGAAAATGACTTTTTCAGGCGTTTTCATGTCGGACCTTTTACGGATTCGATATTAGAAAAAACAAATAGTTATGTTCGAGAAGTACCGACATGATTTTCCCCGGAAAATTTTCATAAATAGCGAAAACGCGCGAGGTCGCCGCCCCGTAACCTGCCGGATCGCCGGAAAGGACCCGCCAGCCAGAGCGGGCCTAAATTCATCAACCAATCAGCTTATAGCGGCCATCCCGTGCATTACGGTGTACACGCTCAATATTGAGGCATAGTGCACATCTGGCTTTTTTGGCACAGGAACACGGCAACATTCAGAAGCGCGAGGAATATTATTTATCCAGTCGATCACTTCGCTTAAATACCAGGCATTGCGTCCTTACGTAACTGACACTGCCTCCAATATTGAAGATGTAAGTTGATAAGACCTGATAAAAGTTTATATCCAAAATCAAGATAAGACTTATCACTTTAATAAATTAGCAAGAAAACAATACCTCTGATTTACCATGCGGAAATAACTAATAGACATTCACTTTTCAGTTTATTATTTTCCAGCAGTACTATACCTTCAGTTAAACACCATTTTTTTACATGTTCAATTTTTATATAACTCATTCAGATTTATCACCACCAGATTGTGTTTCCACAGAGAATAGCCGGCTAACCTCTGTTATATCGTTGCTTATTTCATCACACGATAACGATATTATTTCCGTTACTGATTACCTTAATAAAAATGGCATTTCGCATTGTTTTTACTTTCTGTCAACAGGGAATATAAGGTTTACCACACATAATCAAAGTATGATCACGGTACAGACCCAAAAAAGATCTGCTTATATAAACCACAGGCCAAATAATATCTGGACAAAACTGGTTATAAAAAAACATTTATCCGGAAACATACCCTTCTTCCGGAGCCACTTTACTCTGTCCCGTACAGGCATCTTTAAATATGTTCTGGATGTAAACAGAAAACACTGCCAGTATTACTCAGTAAGAAACCACATTTTGCATTCACAATTCATTATTCCGGTTTCTTCCACCATCGCACCGGAAAAGCGACTATGAGGGTAAACCTGCGTCCGTCAGCACACTAAAACCCGGTGTGCATCGTTTTTGATTATTACCGCACACTCGCGCAGAAGGAGTTCCCCGTCGGGCTACGGTCTCTGTTAATACGGGAATACGACGACGATACAGCGCATGATGTGTCAGGCTTGAATACCTTTATCCGTTAAAAGGGATATCAGTTAAGTT